GCATCCGTATCGGTGAGGTAGTGGTTGACCACCACTTCAGGAATCATACCCATTGCCTTGATGGCATTGAGGGTATTGTCAGCGCTATACACCTGACCATCGGTGCCAAGAATACGCTTGGCTTCAAACATCAGCTGACGGGGGATGATAAGCGTTTTAGGCTTAGCAGCAATCAGCAGACCACGGTCATTGGTGAAACCAGCAATGTCGATGCAAGCTTGTTCCAGAGCAGCCTCAGAGAGGTCAGCAGCTGTCGTCAGCTCGTTGGCAAAGGTGCCACCGGCAAAGTTGGGGTGATCCGTAGCCAGGAGTTCCTTACCGTCACCACCGACATATGAGCTGTTAAAAGCACGGTTGTAGGTGTTGGCAGCAACGATTTCCTTGGTTTGACGCATTGAGTAGGCAAGGCCTTGAGCCTTACGCTGACCAACAACGTCGTACTGATCGTCATCCATGATTTCACGGGTGATGACGAAGCCCAGAGCATACACCACATGGTTGTAGCGCGTGATGAAGGCTTGACGCTCAGAGTCAAACGTGATGGGTGCGCCTTCAGGCTTAACCACCGCCAGACCAAACGAGCTTACACCAACGTCCTCTTCAAATTGACGAGTGGACTTGTAGGTTTCAAAGAGCTTGTTGTACTCAGTAGCATACTCATTGTATGCCTTACCATACCAAGCATTGACACCAGGGTAAAGCGCTTTTGCAAAACTAGAACTGTTGATAATTGACATAATTTACTCCTTAGACGCCCGCTACGCCAGCAGCCTTGAATGCATGTGTGTTGATACGCACAAGCAGTTCGGCAGGACGAGCCGTAGAGGTAACATCATTATCTGGTGCAGCCGTAACACCTACGATTTGTAGCGGCAGGGTGTTGGTAGTAGCAACAGTAGAACTGTCAACAGACATACCGCTTGCCCATGGAGCCGCAGTAGCAGCGGTGCCCAGGTTGATGGCCACGTTGAGGCCAACAGAGGCAGCAGCAACAACACCACCAACAGCGTCTTGTGGAGCAGCCAGCAGCAGATCAGGGCTGTCAGCAACAAGCACAATGCGACGGGTAGACGCAGCACGGAAGTTACCAGCATTCAGATTGGAGTAGTCGGGTTCAAAACCAACAATGACACCGACGATGGGCACAGAGGTGCCAGAACCAATACGTTCAACAGCAGGATAGACACCAAAGCCTTGAGCATCAACCAGAGCGTCGTTGTCAGACAGCTGCACGAGGTCACCCACGTTAGTTGCCTGAGAATCCGATGCGCTAATCATATAGCGATTGACTTGGCCGTTATAGGGAGCACCGGTAAGGTGCTTTACGGGACGAAAGCCCGGTAGAGCAATAGCCATTTAATTCTCCTAAGAGTGCTCCCCAAACATCACGAACGAGAGATTTCAAGTTTTCCGTTACGAAGTTCATTGTTTGAGAGAGCTTGTTGTTTCATAGAAAGCTCCTGCTCTGCGATTGATCGTGCTTTTTCAGCTTGATCCTCTTCATACCACTCCGTACTGATTCGCATCAGATAGGCTTTAGTACCTTGTTTATCGACAGAAGCTTGAGCCTTACTACCCAAAGCGCTTGGAGAATCTACACGGCGGTCACCGATACGAACATCAGAGGCCTCCACAAGTTCCCACCCACGCTCCTTAAAGATTTCGACGCGATCTCCCACGTCATTCACAAACCGGTATTCATACCCCTTCTCTTTATTAGAAACAGAAAGAATTTGACGACCATTAATTGGTGTGCGCTTTGCACGCCCGCTACGGGCAACAGTGGTTTCTTTAGCCATTATAGACCTCTCATCCGCTTGATGTCTTTGATGTAATCGGCTTCCGTCATGACGCCTGTGCGTACAATTTTCTTCATGATGGCACGTTCGTCCTCAGACAATGAGAAGCCGGTCTGAGACGCACCTGTACGAGTTGGGGGCTCAACGCTACCAGCTCGTTCACGATTGGGGTTGGTAAACTTTTCAGGGAAAGCTTTACGAACTTGCTTAGCTACAGCGTCTAGCACTTCACCAGGCTGTAGGCCCTTACGCGCTAGCGTGGTGCCATAGCTGTCTGCAAATTCTCGTAGTTCCGAGTCTTTAGAATACCAGTTGTTCTTTTGTTTCCAAGCAACAAAGTCTGGGTGAGCTTGGGGCTCTTGAGGTACTTGTACCTTTTGTGCCTCAGCATCAAACTCAGCTTTCTGCTGCTCTACTTCATCAATTTTCTCTTCATAAGCAAGAGCACGGTCAGTTTCACCATCTCGCAGAGCTTCACGCTTTGCTGCTTTTAGTGACGCAAGTGCACGTTGATATTCAGTTTCTTTTACTTTGGTGTGATGTGTTTTCAGTGCATCGAAAGCTTGAGCAAGCTGTTTAATGGCTTTGCTTTGACTTTCAATCTTTTCAAACAGTGGTTGACGTCGAACAAACTCTTTAGCGTCAATAAACTCTTCTTCAGGGCCGTCCCATTCTTCCTTGGGACGCCAGCCCATCTCTAGAGCTTTGGCTTCAAAGGGAGCAGGTGTAGCTGCTGTGGTTTGTTCAGGAGTGCCCTCTGGAACTACTTCTTCAGTCATTCATTTTCCTTTTTAAGGACAACTAAAATGTCCTCATCGTTTAACAAATAGATTTCTTCTTGAGTGAAGGGATTGACAACAAACTTGCCGGCATTCTTAACATACCCGACTACATCACCCACAACCGCAGGCAACTCTGCTGTAGCACCAATTTGTACAATGGTTCCTACATCGACAGAAGCTTTAGCTCGTTTATTATCTTCCATTTCAGGGAGAGCAAATCCAAGGGCTTTCGCCTTCTTTCGATCTTCGTCCCACTCATCTACTGCAAAAGGTTTAATTGCCACTCGGTGTAGCAACACTGTAAAACTCATTCAGACTCCTCTGTAAATTCTGGCTCAGCTTTTAACAAATCCATGAAGGCGGCAATGTAGCCACAATGATACCGATCTTGTAGGGGGTCTACCCCAGCCCGTTCGGTAAGCACTTCACTGATTCCATTTACCCGTTCTTCGAGCCCTTTGAAGACGGTTTGCGTGATGCGGTGTTCTTGCCACTCGCGCCATTCTTGCTTTGTGATGATGTTTCCTTTGCTTGCTTAAGCTTGGCCTGATGCATTTGCTCTTGTTGAGATAGTTTCTGTTGTCCCTGTAGGGCACCAGCCACCATCTTGTTCTGAGCCTCGGCAGAGAAGATACGCTGCATGTGAATCTTCTCAGCAGCATCTAGCTGGGCCATTTGAGCTTTATGCTGCATGTTCATCTCATGTTCTTGACTCTTCATAGCAATTTGCACTTGCTTGTCTCTAGCATCCAGCGCCATTTTCTGTTGCTGGCTTTGTGCTTGCATTGCAATTTTCTGTTGTTCAAGTTGACTCTTCATTGCCATCTCCTGCATCTTTGGATCAGGAGGTGGTTGGAATTCTCCGGTTTGTTGAATTTGCTTGTTCAACAGTTTTTCCCAGTTGGGCTGTTCCTGTGCCTCTAGCACACGACTCACCACCTCAACAGGATCGAGCATTCCAATTGGCAAGAGTTCCAGCAGGCCTTGTGCCTTCATCAACTTCTCAGTTTGACTCATGGCATTTGGATCGGCTTGTGGACACACGTCATAGTTGTCTGAATCAAAGTCTTCGGGTCCAATAGTTGCATCTAGCACTTCTATATATTCCTCAGGATTGAGGTAGACACCGTTTAGTTCAAACAGCTTTTTGAATTCAACTTTCAAACTACGATAGATACGTTTGTAGACAGCAGTGAACACTTTCATTCCCTGCTCAATTGTAGCCATCGTAGTGGTAGCCGGAGTATTTTGTCCTGGCATCTTGCCAACGAAAATCTCAGCTACACTCGCAAGCTCTTTCCCGGATGTGATGAGCGTCCCCATCAGCTGAAAGAGTACATTTGAAGGTTCTTTTGTAGGAAGAGGCAGCACCTGCTTCTTCAAGTCGTCAGCCGTGGTGTTAATGGTTTTCCATTCACCTGGCTTAAATCGTTGTTCTCCCATCTTGAGCTTGAGACCCTTGCCAAGAAAACCACCTTGTAGGTTGTTTAAATGGCCAGCATCTAGCAGCTGGTTGATAAGAGTGTTTACACTTTCGTTTAGTGGACCGAGCAAGACACCAAAGCCAATGTCATAAAAAGAGCCATCAGCATTAGGAATAAAACCAAACTTAGTGTAGTAGTGTACTGGAGAAATGCTCGCCACATTCCCCTTAGAGTTGAGAACCACACCCTCAACTGTAAATCGAGCAGTAATACGAAGAATCTCACCAGAGTGCCTTTCAAAGATCACTATGTAAGGCTCGGCGTATCCGTCTTCGTCTAAGTCTAGGTAGCAGTGTTGCTCAATAAGCTGGAAGGGACGAGTTTCATCACTGTTAGCACCAACGTTGGGCAAGTCGTCGTCTTCATAAACAGGAGGATCACCTAAATCGACGTCTAGATAAACCTCTGACAACTGCTTGCTTTTTAAATTGCGTGGTGAAATGTGGATGATTTCGGAAATGCGTTCTGCTTCTTCTAATGACGTTGCCCAGTAGTTGACCACTAGGTTTTGTGCAAGCACCAGCTTGGAAACGCTTTTCTTCTGTACTGAATCGAAATATGTTTTCTTGAACAGTGTACCGACAATGGGCAGCATGATGAGCAGCTTGTCCATGTCTTCTTCCCAGCAGTCCATTTCTTCCATAAACTGGTAAGACATGTATGCTGAAATTCTATCGGCCTTTTCCCGTTTTTCTCCAGTAGGGTCTTTGCCCACAACCATAGCCTTGACAACCTTGCCTCCTGAGGGAACCAGAGAAGGATAAGCGCGGGCATTAAATTGCATAGCTGCTGTGGACAGCAGCGGATATTTAACATTACTAGCACCTGGCCAGGGGTAGGTTTTATCTTCCTTTACCTGTAGAGCTAGCTTTGTATACTCCTTGGCAGCAGTTTCCCAACTGCGACGGCTTTCATAGTCATACTCAAATCCGTCTTTTACTTGCTTTGAAATGGCCTTTAATTGCTCTTCTTTTAACTTTTTAGCGAGGTTGATGCTTTCCACCATAGCGCGAACATCTGTAGGCTGCTCGGCGGCTTCGTCCACACTAGTATCCAGTGTAGGAATTTCTTCCAGATTGTTCTCCATAGGATTGCTCAAGTTCCTCTTCGTAATGTTTATCGGCCACTTCCTTTTCAGTGGGGGCCTCAATGAGTTGTAGCAGCATTAAACCTAAATATGAAAAAGCGTCAGCTTGGTCATCGTGCTTGGCACGAGGAAACTGCATAAGCTCTTCTTGGAAGGTTGGGAACCAATCCGCATTCACATCAAATTTAACGCCTCTAGCACGCATACGAGCTTGAATGCTTCGTGATCGTGCAATTTTATCTTTACCACCATGCTTAAGTTTTACAAGGTTGATGAAGGTGTTTTTAGCAATCATTTCCTCATAAAGGAAAGGACCAATACTCTTACTCACCTGTGTATCTTCAATGCCAATGGCTTCTGGTTTATACCTGTTCTCTAGAGACAAAAGAGTGTCTACAATGTCACGTGCATCAAGCCGGTCACGGATGATGTCAACAATGTGTAGGATGCGATCTTCGTCCATACCTCCCACTAGGAACACACTGTAGTCGGCTTTTTCATGCTCTGTAATTGCCAGGTCAACAGTGATGTAGTAGTGTAGCATTTTCTTTTCGTCCTCTTTGTTTCGAGGAATGAAGTCAATGCGTTTGAAGTAGGTGGAGCTTTCGTCTAGAGGAGTGTTTAAGTATTCCTGGCTGTAAGCATCTGGGATACCTTGCACCAAGTAGTCTGTATACTTGTCTTGAAAGTACGCAGCATTGTAACGCTCAGGCCATAGAATGTTTTGATAGTCTGCATCGTGTGCTTTATATCTAACACTCTTCCAAGGCGTGGGATAGTTGGTCCATGTCTTGAGGGCTGAGTATTGTAATGCGTTTCTACGATTTCCCAGCAACTGGCTTTCAGGCATGAGGCGTTCCAATAGGCTATCCATATGAAGAACAGTACCGACCATACGAATGACACCAGAAGGAGACATACAAGGAAGGAGAGCACCATAAAACCACCTCCGCATTTTATCTCTACGTTCTTTGTTCAACACCAGCTCATCGTTCTCAGCATCGTCTACAAGGATGATGTCTGGACGTGAGCCGTTCCACAGCAAACCACGAAGCTTTTGTTCAGCACCCTTGGCAATGATGCGAAACTGTGTGCCGTCTTTAAACTGAACAATGATGTCGGTTTCG